ATTAGAAACTGGAAAAATAAAACCCTTTATAAAGAGGCATACGAAGGCAATGACCACTATGTAAAGTTTTCAAAAACTAATGATACTTACCAAGTATGGAAAGGAGAAGAAATTGTAACAGATTTTCCAACTAAGGAAAGAGCAGAAGCCGAATCTAAGAGGCTTAATCTTTTAGCCTCTATAAAAACTGTTGATAGTCAACAAGTTAAAGAACAAGACGATTTTGACGATTTTGAAGATGATGAAATATCAGTTGAAATTCCAGGCGACGAAGACAATGCCCCTTCTGGTGATAAAGCACTAAACAAAAAACTATCTAAACAAGATGGCATCATTAAAAGATATAAAGAATTAAGTGATTTAATGCAACTTAATCTTAAATACTTTAAAGATGCACCAACCGAAGACGTTAAAAATCTAGCCAAAAGTAGATTAAAAGACCTTACACCTGAATACCAGGCAACTAAAAAAGCCTACGAAGAGTTAAAAGGTATCAATATATAATACAATGTTATACAAAAATAGGTTTGTAATATTATTCATAGTAGGTGTATGCATTTTAATGTATGCTTTCTTTGACACCAAAAAGAAATACGTTGAAGAATATAACTCTAAAATAAAAGCGCTAGAAGCTAAGGTCGATTCCTTACATAATGAAAATAAACTTTTAGATAACAATATTTTTGAACTTAACCTTCAAATATCAAACCTCGATAATAAGATAGACTTACAAGACAATAAAATAGTCTATTTAAATAAAAAAACAAATGAAAAAGTTAGTTCTGTCGATCTTTTTAATGATGATGAGCTTGAGCGTTTTTTCACAAATCGTTACAGACACATCCTCGATTCAATTACAAAAACCAATAGCAAAGCTAGTAATTAAAGATCTTATTATTGGAGATAGTTTCAAAGAAGAAATCTCTATATTAAATGTTAAAATAGGTTTATTAGAAAACAAAGTTGGTTTAAAAGATATTGTTATATTTGATCTTAATAGCAAGATTACAAATTACAACAGCATTTTAAATGTTAAAGGAGAACAACTTACCTTATCCCAAAATCTATCCAAAAAATTAGAACAAGATTTAGCCAAAGCTAAACTAAAATCTAAACTCGTAGGAGGTGCCGGTCTATTACTAGCAGCAGCCGTAGCGATAGTGCTTAAATAATATGGCTGAAGATTTAAAATCCATAATAAAACAAGAATTCATCAAGTGTGCCCAAGATCCGGTATACTGGATGAAAAAGTACTATATGATTCAAAACCCTAAACTGGGTAGAATCAAATTTAACCTTTATCCCTTTCAGGAAAAAGTACTTAAACATATGCAGAACGAAGACTACCTTATTATAAATAAGTCACGTCAGTTAGGTATATCAACACTATGTTCAGCCTTTTCCTTATGGATAATGTTATTCCAAAAGGATAAAAACGTACTATGTATTGCAACTAAACAAGAAACTGCCAAAAACATGGTAACTAAAGTGCGATTCGCATATGATCAGTTACCTAAATGGATGCAGATAAAAACAGTCGAACACAATAAATTATCACTACGACTCGCCAACGGTTCACAAATCAAAGCCACATCAGCCTCATCAGATGCCGGACGTTCAGAAGCAGTTTCAATGCTATTAATAGATGAAGCTGCCTTTATTGACGGAATTGACGAGATATTTGCTTCAGCGCAACAAACGTTGGCAACTGGTGGTAGGTGTATAGCTTTATCTACCCCTTATGGTACGGGTAACTGGTTCCACTCAACATGGGCCAAGGCCGAAGCAAGGGAAAATACTTTCACACCTGTAAGATTACCATGGACAGTTCACCCTGAACGTTCACAAGAATGGAGAGACCAACAAGATATTATTCTTGGTCATCGTATGGCAGCCCAAGAATGTGACTGTGATTTTAGTACCTCGGGAGATACTGTAATCGAACCCGATACTTTAAGCTTTTATGAAAGCACCTTCCTCCAAGACCCAGTTGAAAAGCGAGGAGTAGACGGAAGTTTATGGGTATGGGAAATACCAGACTATTCTAGAACATATGTTGTAGTAGCCGACGTTGCTCGTGGAGATGGAAAAGACTACTCAGCATTTCATGTATTGGATATAGAATCTGCTACACAAGTAGCCGAATTTAAGCAACAAATTTCAACAAAAGACTTTGGAAACGTTTTATACGCAATAGCAACAGAATATAACGATGCTTTACTCGTAGTAGAAAACGCTAATATAGGCTGGGCTGTAATACAACAACTAATAGATAGAGGATATCGCAACCTTTACTACTCCCCTAAAATGGATGTAGGAATGGGTAACGCTGACCAGTATATTTCCCGCTTTGAAAATGGGCAAGGTATGGTACCGGGCTTTACTACATCAATGAAGACAAGACCACTTGTTATATCTAAAATGGTTTCGTATATTCATGAACGTTCCGTTACTATACGCTCAAAACGTTTGTTAGAAGAATTAAGAACCTTCGTTTGGAAACATGGTAAGGCACAAGCATTAGGGGGGTATAATGATGATTTAACTATGGCCTTCGGTATTGGAATGTTTTTAAGAGATACAGCATTACGTTTTCAACAACAAGGTGTAGATATGGCAAGGGCAACATTAGGAAGTGTCCACTCCTCTCATCACCAAGCCCCCACTATATTTCAAGGTGGAAACCAATTTAAAAATCCCTACGAAATGACAAACCCCTATGGTGATAAGGAAGACATTTCCTGGTTACTAGATTAACTAATATTTATTATATATATATAAAATGGCAGATACTTCATTATTTGGTAAACTAAAACGACTATTCTCCACAGACGTAATAATACGTAATGTAGGGGGGAACCAACTCAAAGTAGTCGATTCAAACCAAATCCAATCCTTAGGACAGCTTCAAACAAATTCACTGTTTGATAAATTTACTAAGATGTATAGTACAGCGGGGGGTATGAACTATAACCTATCTCAACAGATTAACTTCCCAGCCTCACGAATACAACTGTATACTGATTATGAAACAATGGATACAGACGCTATTGTAGCTTCTGCACTTGATATTGTATCTGATGAAGCTACCTTACGTAATGACATGGGAGAGGTATTACAAATACGCTCCTCGGATGAAACTGTCCAAAAAATACTATATAACTTATTTTACGATGTTCTTAACATAGAATTTAATTTATGGTCATGGACACGTAATATGCTTAAATACGGGGATTTTTACTTAAAACTAGAAATTTCCGAAAAATTTGGGGTATATAATGTTATACCGTTTTCTTCTTATACTATAATGAGATTAGAAGGTATAGACCCACAAAATCCAGCAGATGTAAAATTTAAATATGACCCAACCTACTCAGTATCAGAAAACCCATTAGGAATGCAGATTATATCCCCAATGATGAGTTCCATAGCGGGTAGAGAGATTATATTTGATAATTATGAAATGGCCCATTTCCGTTTATTATCGGATTTCAATTACCTTCCTTACGGTAGATCATATCTAGAACCTGCTAGAAAAATATGGAAGCAAATGACATTGATGGAAGACGCAATGCTTATCCACAGGATTGTTAGAGCCCCAGAAAAACGTACTTTCTTTGTAAACGTAGGTAACATTCCACCAAACGAAGTTGAAACATACATGCAACGTATGATCAACAAAATGAAGAAAACACCATATGTTGATCCAAGTACAGGAGATTATAACCTTAAATTCAACATGCAGAATATCTTAGAGGATTTTTATATTCCTGTAAGAGGTGGTGACCAAACAACACGTATTGAAAATACTAAAGGTTTAGATTATGCGGCTATTGAAGATGTAACATACCTTAGAGATAAATTATTTGCTGCTTTAAAAGTTCCAAAAGCATTCTTAGGATATGAAGCAGATTTAGAAGGTAAGGCCACATTAGCTGCTGAAGATATTAGGTTCGCACGAACTGTTGAAAGAATTCAACGAATTCTTATATCTGAGTTGACAAAAATTGCACTTGTACATTTATATGCACAAGGGTATGATGGAGCTGCATTAACTAATTTTGAACTTACATTAACTACACCTTCTATTATATACGATCAAGAAAGAATCGCATTAATGAAAGAGAAAGTTGATTTAGCGGCCCAAATGATGGAGCTTAAATTGATGCCTACCGATTGGATATATGACAATGTATTCCATTTTAGCGAGGACCAATATCAAGAATATAGAGATTTAATTATTGAAGATCAAAAACGTGCTTTCCGTCAAGGCCAAATTCTTGAAGAAGGTAACGATCCTGCAGAATCAGGAGAAGCATATGGAACACCACACGCATTAGCTTCATTATATGGTTCAGGTAGATATCCTGGTAGTAAAGGTGTACCAACCGGATATGATATTAATGACCCTAAATACCCAGAAGGAGCATTAGATCAAGGTCGTCCTGAAGAAAAAGTATCAAATTACAATACACAAGATAGTAATTTAGGTAAAGACGTAACGGGAGCCGCTGGTATGAAATTTAAAAGTGGTGCTGAAGAAAGACCGGGCAGGCCAGGTTCTAAAGGTGGAAATGGGTTGGCATTAGAAAATTTAAATACTAGAGCTGTATTTGCTCAAAATGAAAAAATGCTTAAAGGCTTATTTGTAAAACAAAAAGTATCGTTATTTGAAGGTGAGGATTTATTGAATGAGGACAATATCCGTGAGGAAGTTGATTTAGATTAATATTTATAGATAGTAGCGTACTACTTATGAAAGTAAAACACAATAAATACAAGAATACTGGTATTCTATTTGAATTATTAGTAAGGAAGATAACTTCTGATACTATGTCAAATAGCAATAGCAAAGCAGCAACTTTAGTAAAAAAATATTTTACTAAGAGTGAACTCGCTAACGAAAATAAACTCTATCAAACCATTAATAATTCTACATCTTTATCGGAAGGTAAGGCAGAAACTATTATTTCTACAGTTTTAGAGCTAAACAAAAAATTAGACAGAGAT